CCATCAGCCATAGCAAACTTAGCTGCACCCCAGTTAAAACTTTCAAAGCGTACCTTAGATACACCAGTCATAGTAGGAGAACCTACGCTAGTGACAGCATCCCAAGCCTCTGTAGTGTTGTTCCACTTGTGTAGATAGTTAGTACCTGAAGAAGGCTTACGTGCAGCAAAGATACCATCGTTTATATCAGCGGATACGTGTACACCTAGTACAGGAGTATTAGCTAGGCCAGGAACCTCACCATATGTTTTAGCATATCCACTAATACGTCTGTACCCACCATTTAAGGCAGGTTCATAGTTAATAAGACGCAGTGCTGAACCTGCCATCTGACCACCTTGCGTTAGCGGATCTTGGTTAACCACCAAGCCACCCATACAAGGTGTAGCAAAAGTACGTAGGTTATCAGCCATTACTTAAGACCTGGTTGTGGATTAAAGTATCTGCCAGCTATTACATGGGATGTTAAATATAAAGGTGAGTCAAGCAAAAGGCGGCGCATGTTATCCATACCCTGTTCAAACTTCTGCTGATGTAATGCAGCACTCTGTTCGTTAGCACGAAAGCGCATCAGATACATAACTGCACCATCTACTACTACAGTGTTAAAACGATCAGGTATAATACATGCATCACTGTAAATAGTCAGATCAGTAGGGTAAGACCAGTAGCGATACTCAATCTCATACACATCATCTGGCAGAGGAGTAACACCAAACTTCATGTCTTCTGTCTGGTAAACTCTATTAGGTATACTGTGTGCGTTACTACCACCTACATCCTCACCAGTACGATGATAGCGAATGTAGTCCTCATAAGTAAGTACAGGGAGTTTTTCAGGTGTGTTACCCTTAGAAGATAAGCGCTTAATGTAGAACGTATCCCAATCAACCTTAGAGGCATCAGATGCAAAGTCGTACACACCTGTACCAACAGTCATAGGCTGCGCGTATGTTGTAAGAGTAAAAGGCCATTCCTGTGCGTGTTGTAATATCTCACGTACAGAAGAGTTGATAGCATCCTTAGCTAAAGCCTGTAAGTTACGAGCATCACTAAAGCCATCACCACCAATGTCAAGCTCAACTTCATTGACACGGCGTAATGCTTGATTAACTAGGTTAACATAAGTAGCCATAGAGATATCCTGAAATTAAATGTGCTGAAGGGCCAGCCTCTTGACAAGACCAGCCCAACAGACTAAGTAGTATTAAGCAGCGTTGTAACGTACTGTTAGCAATGCCTCTGGACGTAGAATCTTACGCCCATATAGATGCATACCACGCACGATGTCTGCAAATGAGTCGGGATCACGGTAGTTCTCGACTTTATTAATCTGCTCTGCAGAAGCAACAGCATCATCCTGACCAGCTACAACAACACCATAGTTAGCGTCTTGTGCAGTTGTACCAGAAGTACCAGCGCCAGTGCCTTTTGCTGGAAGGTTGTTTGAAACATAAACACGGAAGCCGTGCAAGTTGTTCAATACAAGACCATTCATAAGACCTGAGCCACCAAAGTCAGCATTTAATACGCGACTGTCTTCGTCTTTGAGCATCTCTACGAACACTGGGTCCACACAGATCCAACGCCCACGTGAGTCAACATTTGCTGTATCCATCTTACGAGCCATACGAGCTACGACTGTTAAAGGGGATACTGTAGTTGCTGACACTGCAGTTGCACCAGGTAAACGTGGTGCTAGTGGAACGGAGTCTCCTGCTGTAGCAGTACCTGAGATAGTCAAGCTTGAGAAGTCAGTTGCGTCCAAGTGGTTCGCAGTGAACAATTCACCTGTCAAGCTACCTGCAGTTTCGTGTTGTGCATCACCAGAAGTAGTAGTGATGAAAGCACCTGCAGTAGTGTGTCCTGAGAGATAAGACAGTACGTCTGCGTCCATTGCATCAGCCATCTTATATGCTGCACGATCAGCAGCCAAAGATGTGAAGTCTACATTTGAGAACTGCTCTTCAATGTCATCCATCTTGAAAGCAAAGTAGTTAGCTTTGTCGATAGTCAACGAGAAGTCAGAATCATCAAGCTTCTCTACTGAGATAGCTGTGTGACGCTGCAGAGCGTTGACTGTTACGTCAGGCTCTTTTTGAATGCGAACTGTGTCGCCTTGGTTTGCAATCTCACCAAAATATGAGTTGTTGGTGATTGCGTTAGTAATGGCAGTCTTGCGTAAAGCAATCTGTGCCTGTTTGGAGTAGATAATTGGGGAGAAGTTCCCGTCAAATCCACCCGATGCGGATGTAATAGCCATTTGTTGATTCCTTTCAAAGATATGGCGTGAAGTTTAGACACTACATATTCACTGAAAGAGGCTCTTCATATTAGGGTAGTCAGCATTGCATATTAGGATGGCCGTCCTGTAATGCGCTGGGCCTATACGTTGAGGTAGTTCTTCGTTGTGGTTAGTGCTTATAAAAGCATACACACTTATTTTGTGTATATACTATAGTTTTACTTATGAATCATCGTTTGTCAAGCTATTTCTTTGACATATCATAAATAAACTTTCCTTGGCGCTGGGCTTCAAATATCTCATCCATGCGCTTTTCGTATTCTTTCATAGACATCTTATCTACTTGTGATTCACTTATGTACTTAGATGCTTCATCATGCTCTGGTGTAGTGTTACGTTTTGTACGAACAGAAGATGCAGCTTCTTTATCATTACTAGATGTCTTCTTACCAGTAATACCTTTATCAACTTTGTACAAGTCAATCACACGAGCTACAGACTTAGCGTCATCTATGTTCTCATACAAAGCATCTTGTACCCACTTAGGCTGATCCTTAGCCCATTCATGGAATATATCATCAGAGCGAATATGGCTAAAGTCAGGATGTATAGCCGCTAGCTCAGCTTCAGCTTTCTCACGTTTAGCTGTAATGCGTAACTCTTCGATCTCTTTTAAGCGAGTATCTAGTGATGCAGACTTCTCATCAGCTTTCTTTGTAGCAATAGCTTCTACGATACCTGCTACGTCTGGATACTTCTTAGCCCAAGCTTCAATCTCTGCATTTGACTTAGGTAGTACAAGCTCATTCTTAGTAGCTGCATCTAGTTGCTGCTCTAGCTTTTCTAGCTTAGTAGCTACTTCCTTGTCTTTCTCTTGCATGTGCCGACGAAGATCACCATAGCGTTGCTTAAACGTTTTCTCTTCAGCACTTAAGTTTGTATCATCTTCTTTTTGTGCTTTGGCTTTAGCTGGCTTTTCCTCTTTTTGTTCAGTATTACTTTCTGCCTGAACTGAGGTGTCCTCAGAGCTTTCGCTATCGGATTCACTATCAGTGGTTTCTTCCTGCGTTTCATTGTCTTTTTGCACCATGCCAGCTTGTTTCATAAGCTCACGTAGTTCTTCTTCATCACGATTAACTCGTGCCATGTTACGTAAGTGTGATACCGATTGCACCTCTACTTGTTCTACTTCAGCCATTGTTTACTCCTTATGTTGGGGCCAGTCAAGTTATAACTGGGTAGCCTTATAGTTATGTGGATTATTATCCAGCCGCTGCTGATATTACAGCATTGAACTCTCGTTCTTCATCTATATCTTTAGGTTGCAGTGCACCTGAAACTATGTCACGTATTCTTTGCTCTTGTCTTTCTCTATCTACTCTATCACCTGAAGCACTAGTAAACATAGATTCATGTCTTTCATATCTTTCAGCATCAGTAAGTTCAGTTTCTGGTGCAGCGGCTGTCTCTTCTGAACTAGAGTCATCCTTTTCCGTTCTACGTGCACCACCAAAAGATTCTTTCAATCCTGGTCCTTGTACTCCTGCTTCACCGTCAAAGCCTAATAAGTCGCCTAGCCATGTATCACCAAAGTCCTGACCAGGTTTATTACCTTCTTGTTCATCTGATCTATCTTTTAAGCCCTCAAACAAACCAGACTCACCACCAAAGATGCTACCTTTACGTTCTAAACCAGACTTCTTGAATGCTTCAGGGTCTTCTGCCTCTAAACGATCTAGTACATCATTATACCGTGCTACACCTGCTGTATTAACAAGAGCAGAAAAAGGTAACCCTGCAAAAGAGGCAAGGCCTGTAGCAACGCTATTCATAGTGGATAGACCTTTAGCAGTCTGTTCTAGTTTTTCTGTAGGTATAGCATCTAAGTCAAACTCATCTTTTACAGGTACTGGTGGACGTACTGGATCATCGTTATCATCTCTGCGATCTTGCTCTGCTTCTTCAGTAGCTGTAGGAGCATCACCTTCTGTATAGCCTGGTGGGATCATACCCATAGGCTCTCCATTAAAGAACGGAATAGTCATCGTCATACCAGCATCGTTAACGAATTTGCGATACTCTAAACCACCTTGGAAGTCGGGACCAGCCATGCCGAACTGTGATATGTCAGGTTGTTTAATATACTCAGGGAAGCTTAAACCACCTTGTTGAAAACCCATAAGGCCACCACGGTTAGCTGCTACTTGTTGTGGTTCCTCTTGTGGTGCTTGGGCCATGATAGCCATAAGGTCTTCATCAGAAATACCGACTTCACCTGTGCCCTCTTCAATAGGCTCACCACCAATACGACCATTAGACTCCATTTCAGCCAAGCCCATCTTAGCTTGTGAACGTAAGTCCTCAAAGAACTTGACCCCATAAAAGCGTAGAACATCAGCAGGGACAACATACTCTCCTTCACTTAACATTGCAGGAATATCGTCACGTACTTCTTCTGGTAAAGATCCAGGTGGTACTTCGTTGCCTGACACAGGGTCTACATCTGTACGGCTAGACTTAAATACTGCATCCATTTGTTCATCTGTGGCTACACCACCTTCATTCATTTGCATCCCACTAGACGCTGCTAGAAGATAATCTTGTTGTCCTGAGTACATGTCTTCTCCTACTAAACCACCGTTTGCAAACTTACGTCCTAGTATTTCTTCTATTTCATCACGATAAGGTAAGTCTTTTACACCTGCAGCCTCTTGTGCTGCCTTTGCTTCATCTCTACTTAGGACACGTGATACTTTCATATCACCACCTACTACCCATGTATCACCGTCTGCCTGACCATCTACATAAGAATAACTACCGCCTTTAGGCACTTTATCATTTATATCAGACCTACCTCTTTCTGACATATAAGAACGAAGTTCATCACTTGTGTCATCAGCCATTTCTACTTCAGCCCAGAATTGATCTTCTGCTCTACGTTTTACGTAATACTGATCTCCACGTGTACGAATAGCTTTAGTGTTAATACCTGCATCTAATAGTTTAGAAGCCTCATCTTTGCTTATTTTAATATCTTGTGGACCTAAATGTTCTGCAACAGGATTAGTGCTAGCATGAAAACCAGGCCTAGCTGCAACAGCAGTTACTCTACCAAAAGGTGCGTTTTTTGTACGCCCTGCTTTATTTGTTATAAAACCTGCGTCAATTAACTTCTGGCGAGTTTCTTCATCAGGGATAGTAATAGTATCCCCTGTTTTCTTGGCTTTTTCACCTTTATCTCTTTTTGCACCTTTAGTAGGTACATACCATCCTTCACCACCTGCTTTTGTTTTACCTTTAAATGCAACATCAGGAAAGTCTGCTTCTATCCATTGATTAACAGGTATTTCATCTGCGGCATTTACAAATAAAGGATATAGTTTTTCATCATTTTTTACAAAAAGTTTGTAGGCGGGACGTGTTTTCTTAAAAGGATCTTCAGCTACTTTAGGTACGTTACTTGCTACATTAATAGCTTCATCCGTTTGACGTGCCATATCAGCACCTTTGCGGATCATACTTTTAGCTGCAGTACCTAGTCCAGGTATAAGCCCAATAGCTTCTGTACCTGCTAACATACCTATCTTTAAATAATTAGGCTCTTCTTTTTTTAATTCATCTTCTATGTCAGTAATAGTCATAGCTGTGCCTATGCCAGGTAGCATACCAGCTATGTTTTCGTAAGCATCAGATTCTTCTACACGTTGTCTGTATGATCCTGTAGGGTCACTACGTCTAGGGTTTCGTGCCATTAATTTTATCCCTCAAGTATTTTAGTCTACGCAGTGCAAGTATACCGCCTTGCGTCTTGTGAATCTCTACCGTGTTCTCTGATTGCTCTAAGCGTGTCTGCATTACAGCTATCTCTGCGTCTAACTCTAAACAAAATGCATCCCACTCAGCTTTGTTATTTACAAATGCTTTAAGCGACATTACCAGAGAAACCTTCCTCACCTGGTACTGGTGCTACGCCTGTCCCGATAGTACCGCCACCTGCGCCTGTCTGATCCTGTGGTGCTGCCCCTGCTGGAACTGCTGGACCTTCTTGTCCTACTGGCGCTGGGCCACCCATAGCTGCTTCAGGGGGTGGGGCTGGTTGTTGAAACCCTTTAAGGATCTCAGCTTGGATAGCTGCGTCCTGCATAGAGTTAGTTACCTTGTTAGGATCAAGGTCCATGCTCTTAGCAATCTCACGAATGATGTAGTCCATCTTAGCAAAGGGTGCTAGGGCTGGGTTCTGTACTACACCCAAGAACTGCATCAAACGCTGTGAACGTACTTCGTTAGCCATCAATGACTCAGTACCGTTAGCTATAACTTCTAGGTCACCCTTGATGCCTTCATCAAAGTCAAACTGCATGTTAAACGCAAAGAATGCACGACCCATAGGCGCTAGTAGGTAATCATCTACGTTCTTAACTACAGAGCGAATAGAACCATTAGCTGCAGACATAAGCATACTAATGCCACTAGCAGTGCGACCCACTCCTGATACACCTGTCTGACCGTGTGCAAAGCTGGGGAATCCAGTACTTTCATCAGCCAAGACTCTAGCTTTATCAAAGAGTTGCATATTCTCTGCAGCAACGTTGGGGAACTTCGTGCCGAAGATGCCTTGCCCTGGTGCACCCCCTTGTCTGCGGAACACTTTGCCAGGGTATACAGACAGATCCTGTCCTGGGACCAAGTTTGTTTCATCTATTTCAATCAATAAGTTACCAGATAATACAGCATTGTCTACAGCCATACGCATAAAGCCGTTCATTAATGTTTGTGTATCATCCATATTCTCTGCAATGCCTACACCAAAGAAGCTATAGGGGTTATGCTCATATGGTACAGAATGATAAGGAATACGTGTTGGTTTAAACGGGTTAAGTACGCAACGGATTATCTCACCATTACACACCCATATGTTAGCATTTACTTCTGCTAGATTACGTAACTCACGAGGTATTTTAATGCCGTTCTCTTCTAGTAAGTCTGTATCAACAAAGCCCCAGAACTCTAGTACTTCCCAGCGCTCAGTCTCAGATGGGTGACTATCATCATCTTCCATCTTCATTTCCCAGTGCTTGCGTACATAATCAGCACCCATGTCGATAGCTTTTTGAATAGACTCATCTATAAAGTAAGGGCGTCCACGCAGACTACGTAGCTGATTGCGAGACATCTTGTGACGCTCTACAACATACTCAGCATCATCCATGCTTGTAGCTTCTGGGTCAGGATAGAAGTTCCACACGCTAACGTGATTAGTAGATGGTACAGTCTTGATTATAGGATCGTACTCACCCTCTTCCCAGTTAGGATATTCTTTATCTACTGCAAACGGGCCTTTCATTACACCTGTGCCTAGTAGAGCCATCTCAAAAGCCATAGAGCGTAAATGCTTAGATGCACCTGACTCGTTTAGCTGATCGTGAATCTTCTTCTCCATCTTCTTAGCTGCTACCATAGCAGGATGGAATGTAACACTTGTAGGCGTAGTACCGTCACCCTCAATGATCTTATCACTTACAGGTGCTAGCTTGTTCTGCATACCACCTAAGCGTTTCATAAGTGTAGTACGTGTTTCACCAGGTTCTAGCTTTGTGTCAGGACCAATCAAGTAAGGCTTAGAAGGTTCTGTACCAAACGCTTCTGCTAATGCACCCTGCGCTGGGCCAGCATTAGGATCAACATTGATGTGTACTGATTCCGCTACACCGTCTGGCAAAACAGATGGCTCAACAGAAAGAGGGAACTTATTGTTACCGAATAGTACATCAACGATCTGTCCATACGCTGCAAGAGTTTTAGTCTTAGTTACTTTAACAAATACTTTAGACTTTTCGCTAGACGTAAACTGTACTTCTGGACCGTAGATACCACGGTAGTTACGATAGGAGCGTAGCCAACGTTCCTCATCAGCAAATCGTGAATCCTCTGCACGTTTAAAACGATCTGTTACAAAACCTACAATACTGTTTAAGCTGCTAAACAGCTTGTCATCACTTGATTCAGCAGCGACTACTTCGTCTGTTTCAAAGGAGAGATCATCTATTTCTGCCATTTACTTAGTATCCAAAAGTTGAGTCTGACATCTGAAAGCCAGAGTTTTGTTTTGCTGGGTTAAAGTCCCAGATTGAACTACGGGGTCTAGTCATTATACCGTAACGTAGTGCGTCATACAAGTGATCTTCAGCATTTGTATCAACGTCTTCAGGGTTCTTCTTATCTAGCGGGATGCTGGGTAGCTGCGCTATCGTATTGGTGCAGGTGGAAAAGAACACAAGTCTTGGTAGTTCAGTGAACTCATCCACCTGCAAACGGCGGTGAATCTCGTTCTTACCTGCAACCCTTGAGCCACGAGAGCGATCAGAAGGCCTCCAACGGCAACCCTTCATGTTCATCTGCTCTGCCAGTGACGGGCCAGTATCACCTCTTTTATGCCAGAGGGACGAGTCTAACACGCCGTATCGTATAGTTCCGTCTTCTGCTTCAGCATCTAAGATAAGATCAGCTAAATCTGTAGCAGTAACCTTAGAACAATAAAGCTCTCTGTATACAACCAACTGTTCGTTTGGTGCAACAGCGAACCAGAGTACTCCTGTGTAGGAGCCGTAACCATAGTCGCAAGCTCTAAACTTAGGCCAGGAGTCAGGGATGTCGATAGGGTCAACAACGTGAATGATTCTATTAAATTCAGGGAACGCTGCTCCTTCGTTAACATCCCAGTTACCTTCAAGCAGTTGCTTGCGTTGGTGTTCTGGTAGGGACAGAAGCATTGCTTCGTAGTCACCAGTGTCTGCTAGATAAGGGTTGTCAAACAGACTAGCAGGGATAAACCTGCGCTTAAATAACGGTTCCCCTTCACGGCTATGCCCTCTAGGGAATGTGATAGTTTCACTTGTCTCAATGTTCGTAGCCCAGAAAGCCTTATTAGAAGGCGCAGGATCAATGAACATCTTCTTAACCCATGCATGACCACTTCCACCAGGGTTAGTAGTACCACGCATGTACAAACCTAAACTACTACTGTGGGCAGACCTCAAGCGACTTCGCATGTAGTCCCACGCATAAGGTGTAGGCCACTGAGTTAGTTCGTCGAACCCGATCCAGTTAAACGCTTGGCCTTGGTAACGAGTAACGTCCATGTCTTTGTCAAGGTACGACATCCAAAGCCTACCGCCCCTTGGACTAATCCACTGACTCTTACGCTCAGACCACTTAATACCTGGAACGGCTTTAGGATATAACTCTTGGCTTTTCTGTATAAGCTCACGTAGTTCCTCAGTAGTATGGCGTACTAGCAACCCACTAAAGTTAGGGTCATTTAAACCGTGAAGTGGGTCAGCTAGCATAGCATAACTTTTGCCACCGCCAGCCGCCCCACCATACAAAACTTCCCTTTCAGATGCGCTTAGGAAGCTTGTCTGTGGTCCTGGGTTTGGCTTGAATACTACTTCTTGAGCAATATCAATATCAAACTCAGGAGCTTTTACTTGTGCTGCTACAGTCTCTACTACAGGCTCACTCTTTTGGGGGGATGATACGGTAGGCTCCGATGTTTTCTTCTTCGAGCCTTTTGATCTCCTGTAGCGTTTCTTCGAGCCGCTTGGCAAGCTTGCGCTTAATTGTAGCTGCTTTCTTACGTCTTCGCTCAATGTCTACCCTTTTCTTTAAACCCATATGTGAGATGTATCGGCCTGTCTGTCTGTGTAGCCATATAGCAACTTCACGGTAACCATACTGCTTTAAGTGACGCTTTGCAAGCTCTAATGCTTCTAACTCATCTGGTATGGGTTCTAATAGTTTTTCTTTCTCAGGGTGTACTCTGTATCCGAAAGGCACGGTGCGTGTTGTTCTAGCTATTACGTGCCACTGTCTCTCTTCACCTTTGTGTGGTTTGGGTAGCTCCCAATACCCCAAAGATTCACGATTCATTACTACTCGTTTTTACCTTCCTTAGATGGCAGGATAAACACCCCACCACTGCTTGAACCTACATCAATCTTGTCTACCTTACCTAAACCTGCACGATCAAGTAAGTCTTTAGCTGCTGACATCTTATCACGAATACCTAGTTCAGTAGGATCATATAAAGCACCAACCATAGCCATAGCTGCTTTAGGTGCAGTACGAGCAAAGTAAGTACGTGTCTTATCTGCGATCTCATCCTTAAGCGATTCTACGATAGCACCTGTGCTAGATGCTTCACTGTACCCTGCCAACTTCTTAGCAGCAACTACGTCACCACCTGCTTCATCAAACAGTACTTCTAAGAACCGCTGTTGGTTTTCTGTTAGTTGTCTGGTCATTGTAACGTCCTTAAGTAAATTAAACCTACAAAGCTACCTGTAATAACGATGAACAGTACAAAACCTGCTCCCCATTCTATTAACTTACGCTGCATCTCTATACGTTTATGATCGTGTTCTTTCTTTTGTTTACGAATATCAGCCTCAATACGTAGAAGCTCATCCCAGTGTGAAGGACCATACATAACACAGATGTAATCCTTCAGTTCCTTACGCATAGACTCAGCTTTCTTCTTAGCTGCGAATATCTGCATTGCTTCTGCTTGAACGCCACCACCAAGGGTTTTATACCAAGGTGGTTTAGCGTTCTGTCTGTCAGCGAAGTCTAAGTCACTTATAGCACCAGCCCACTGTGTAAGCTGACCGCTCATGTCTTGTAAGTCCTTACCTACCGCAATACCCTTCTTAAGAGCGTTAAATGCGGTAGTTGCTAAACCTATAGCGGTTACTGGATCTATCACTGTAGGAACCCCCTCTTCTAAGTCCACTACCTGTTTGTCTATCTGTATCACC